CCTTTGTCTGCTTCGGCAAAGTCTTTACCAACTGACTGAGGAACGCCAACTTTTTTAGCCATCTTAGGATTATTAGCAACCATTTCCATAAAATTGTGTTGTTTTTTACTTGTTGATGGCATTGTTTTTTCCTAACCAACCTTGTACTGTCTTGGTTTCGTAAATGCGGATACCTGTCCACACTATAGTAAAAATAGCGGCAATAGCGGGCAACATATCTGCAAGGGTTCCTAGTACCGTTATGACAGAAGCAAAATCAAGTATATGCTTGCTTACTTCGTCCATGTTTAAGAATGGGTCTTTCATTAGCATTTCCACCTTTTCAAACTAGCTGCCTTACGAGTAGGTTTCCCATTCTCGTCTTTCATTGGTCCTGGCATACCAGACATTCTAGCGCAGAAAGACTTTTTACGTGGTCCGCCTTCAGGCTGTGGAGCCTTTAGATTCGAGCCAGTAGCTGCATTATACTTAGCACGACCTTTGGCGGTAAGCCCAGCGCCCTTAGATACAGGCAACTTTTCACCACGACCAATCGCAAGCGAAACTCCCTTTTTCTTAGCCATATTGAAGCGTCTGAAAGTTAATATTAGTAACAACTACATAAATACCGTTTTGCGCCAAAATACCTTCACCAGAAAAAATAACTTGGAATGGCTGAACAGCAGTACCGGTATTGTAGCTAGTTAAAAATCTACCAGTTGAATATATGCAAGCAGTACCGCCAGCAATAGTTCCAGTATTAAGGTCTGTAATAGTAAAAGTATCAGCGGTTGCAACGGTAATTACATAAGTTCCAGCAACAGCGGCAACGCTAGAAGCCGCCGCATAAGTAATACCAATAGCTTGCCCAGTAGTTAAACCATGCGCTGTTTTTGTAACTGTTACTGTATATCCAGAACGGGCATAAGTAGCCGAAACAGGGGCAGTCGTTGTATCAAATAAATCAATACTGCCGGCAGTACCAGTACCAAGATAGACTAAGTTTTTAAGGCGGACACGTCCAGATACAGCTAAGCCTGAACCGCTAAAATGCGAGCCTTTTACGTCATATTGCGTTGTCATAATTAATCTCCTAAATTTTAAAAAGGGGCGGTGTTTAGGACACTCGTTTAAGCGCAAGAACCTTCAGCTCTGCGCCCCATTATTCGATTAATTAGTCAAAGTTACCATATGGGTAAACAGTTTGTGTACCGATGTTACCATCTGCTTGGCTATACTGTAAAGTAAAGTTGTATTTACCTGTCAATGCTGTCAAAGTATTTAAAGCTGTACCTACAATAGCAAGAGTCACAACAACTTGAGATACGTTTGGTGAGCCAGATTGCAAAATATCAGTAGAAGTAGCGGATTGGTTAGCCATCTGAGTAGCCGTAAAAGTAGCCAAAGCTTGACGACCAGCAGTAGTAATAGCGCCAGTAGCAAAGTATGTTGGAGTACCAGCAGCTGCTGTGTAATTATTAGATACATATGCAGTAACAGAAGTAATAGCTGCAGTACCGCCAGCAACAGCCGCAGGAACTAAACAGTCAATATAAATGTTGTCTAGGTCAGCGCCAGTGGGTACATAAAAAGCTACGCCACGGTAAATATTTGTTGCGCTATCAGCTGGAATAGTCTGAACTACTGACGGAAATACCGAGCTAGAAGGCTGATAAATAGTAGCGTTTGAGTTAGGAATACCATTAGAATTTACAAACTGGCCAGAACTGCCGCTATATGTAACGGTAGCTACAGTGTTATTAGATAAGTCTAAATCAGCATTTTGTACTAATTGTGCGTAACCTACGTTACGAAATGCGCCAAAACGCTTGTCGCCCGCTAAAATTGGGCCTTCAAAAGTGGAACGTGCCATGATAAATATCCTATGCAAAGTAAGCTCATACCAATCGTTGCATCGTCTGCTGGGGCAGTCCGGTATAAGCAATCACCCAGTTAGCGTAAGTATACCTCTTTTTTAATTTTCGCAACATCTTTTTTAGGTAGAATATCAAAAAAAGGAAAATTATGAGTTCATGGCTTATTATAGTAACTGGATTAATTTACTCTTACATTGCGGTTGAGCAAGGGTACAAAGGAAACATGGGGATGGCGATATGCTATTTTGGGTATGCCTTGGGTAATATAGGTCTTTATATAATGGCTACAAAATGACTACTATTGTTGGGGATTGGAACACTAGGATATTGGTTTCAGATAGTCAATTTTCAGACGAAGATACTGGCATAAAATACTTTGATGAAAAAGTTGTTGCCATAGATGGAGGATGGCTAGGTGTAGCAGGCAACTGGTGCGATTGTGAAAAAGTTGTTGACTATATAAATAAAAAAAGCAAGGTAAAGCCAAAGTTAAAGCCAGATAGCTCGTTTATTAAATTAACCAAAGAAGGTCTTTTTTATTGTGGTGACGACCTTGAATGGGAAAAAGCTAAAACTTTTATGGCAATAGGCTCTGGTGCAATGGCTGCTGAAGTTTGTATGCGTATGGGTTTGTCAGCAGAAGAAGCGGTTAAATGGGCTTGTAACGTAGATTTAAAAAGCCATGAACCAATTAAAACTTACTCTTTGGATACTAAAAATGCCTTATAAAGACCCAGAAAAACAAAAAGCGTATTACCGAGAACGTAGCCGAGCATACTATGAAAGAAACACAGAAAAAGTACGTGCAGCAATAAAGAAAACGAATAAAGCAAACAAAGAAAAATGGCAAGAGTTTAAAGCTACTCTAAAGTGCGCAGTATGTGGGGAAAACCATCCTGCAGTATTAGATTTTCATCATATAAATCCAGCGGATAAAGAGTATTCGGTAAGTAGATTAGTAAGCGATAGAAGTTATACCAAAGCAATGCAGGAAATACAAAAATGTATTGTGCTATGTGCAAACCACCATAGAATCCATCATTGGGATGAGTTAAAAAATACTGACGATGAAAAAAACCCAGCCTTGTGAGCTGGGTTTTTTGTAGGAACATTCAGATTAGAATGAACCAGATGAGCCCCACATACCGAGTGGGTCAGACCAACCGAAGCTGTAACGCTCACGGCTCTTGTAACGTACGTTACCTGTATCGAAGTCACCATCCATAGAATTCTGGAGTGGTGTACGCTCGAAGTGCTTCAAACCATTTGGAACGTCAGTGCATAGGAACCATGCGTTTACGTCGGTCAAGAAGTGGTTAACTGTGTAACCTTCAGGAATTGTACCGTTGTTGTTGATTGCGCTGATATCGTTGTTGTTTGTACCAACACGTAATTTAGTTTCAAGCAAACGAGTAGCAACGAACATCAATGATGGTGGAACAACCAATTTCTTAGGTTTAGCAGCGATGAGCAAACCACGCTCGTCTGTCCAAGCAGCGATTTGAATAACAGCAGCTTCCAAAGAAGTTTCGTTTAAGTCGACAGGAGTAGCAGCAGTGTTGCTGTTAGTACCGCCAGAAACCAATGGGTGAGCAGTGTTGAACAAAGATACGCCGTCGCCGCCGTTGTATGAACCGCCAGTGTTGAAACCGTTGTTCAATACAGATGCAGCTTTAACTTGCTTGGTGTAAGACATAGCACGAGCCAATGCTTTAGTGTAACGAGCAGACAAGCTGTCGTACAAGTTATCTTCAATCGCTTCTTCAGTGATTGAGAAACCCAAAGCAATAGTTTCGTGTGAGTAGCGTGTTGACCATGCTTCTTGTGCATTATCGTAAGAGATAGCGCCGCCTTCGTTTTTAACTGGGGCTGCTGAGAAACCTGACAACTTGGTTTCTTCTTCAAAAGAACGCTCAGAAGATTCAGTTTCGTAAATCTCTTTGTGCTCTTCGCCGTAGCGTGCGTATTCTAATCCGAACAATGCATTCAATCCGGGAAGTAACTCTTTTAGGAGTTGTGAACGTGAAATAGCCATGTTATAGCTCCTTTATTAGTTAGATGTACCGGCTGATTGGTAGTATGAATGAACGCCAAAATTTAATTTAACGATACAGTCAGTGTACGCATCACCTGGGTTAGATGGGAAATTGCCGCCAAATGTAGAGCTGGAGTTAACCAAATCAACGATTTTGCAAGCAAGGGCGGATGTATTAGCAATAGTGCTAGACAGGGCAATTGTAGAATTACCTGTAGTTGTGCTACCACCAAAGTTAGCCAATGCAACAGTCTTACCAATAGAACCGTAACCTACGGAACCTTGAGATTGGACTTGATACAACTGGTCTGGGTCTTCTACAACACGAATAAAGATATTTGTGTAGCCAGCGTTTACAGCGTTAGCTGGTAAATACTGTGCATAGAGTGGGTAACCCAATTGCTGACCTGCCAACTGGTAACGTACACCAACGCAAACACCAACTAAACCAGTAGTACTAGTTGTTGGAGTAGCTGTCAATGCAGTTGGTTGACCTGCTGTTGATACGCCTAAAGCAACTAAATCGCCATTAAAAATGGCAGTTGCGCTGTTTGTGGTCATCAAGTACTCACGGATTGTTCCGCCAGTAAAGGATTGACCGCCGATTAAGCTAATCGGCTTTAGCCCGTAGGGGGCTGCTACTGTGCTCATAAGAGGCTCCTTAAATTATATTAAAATTAACCCCCCTTACCGAAAGTAACTTTAGTAGCTCTATCTTTAAACAAAGGCATACGTGGGTCATTCTGCGATAAGAAGTTGTTATCCACCGACTCCATTTGGCCTGCAGCTAGCTTCTCATAATGAGCAGCACGCTGTTCCATAAATTCTCTTGGAGCACGGCATAAAACTAAACCACCAATTTCTATTGAACCTTTAAATTGCCCATCAATGGACGCATGGCTCATAAGTTCAGGATAATCTTCAGCCTTAACAGGCTCAAAACCTTCCCTACGCTTGGCAGAGACATTCATTGGGTCAGATGACCCCATAACAGAAGTTCTTACCCAACGATGAGACCAACCTGGGCGTTCATCTGGGGTTGGTAATAACTGAGGGGGTGCCCAACTCTCAATTGGACGTACTTCAGCATTACGTACTTCTGCATCACGGGTTGTTTTCTTAACCATTATTTATCTCCATTCATTTGTTCGGCAACCTTCTTAGCGTACAGTTCTAGTGGAACGCCAAGACGTTTCGCTATTTGTACCTGGGTAGGCGTAAGTTGTACTTTCTTAGGGGCAACTGAGCGTGTAGCGGGAGCTACGACTGCTGCAGCGGGTTTGGCTCGGGTTTTAACCGGTTGTTTTGTTTCTACTTCTTGTTCTTGCGATTCTTCGGCTCCGAAATAATCGGGGAATCTTTTTCGGATTGTATCACTGATTTTTGAATAATACTCATCCGTACCAACATATTTTTCACCAAACTCTCTTGCAAGACGATTATGGACGGTAATTGCAAGTCCAGTCATTTCATCTTCCTCAGGAGTTTCGCCACCATACCAATCATTAGAATCTAACCATTGAGTCAGTTTAGGGTCTTGTGCGGGGGCTTCTGGTGTAATTTCCGGAATCCTATATTCCTGCTCTTTAGGCTGAATAGGTTGCATCGTTTTTACACGGTCCAACTTTACTGTAGCTTCCGAAATTGCTAATTGCGCATCTACTAACGCATCGCTATCGCCGGCCTCATAAGCCTCTTTATACATCTTTTTAGCAATAGCAAGTTCAGCTTCTGCACCAGATTTGCCTTGTTCAATATAACTTTTACTACCTTCGTGAAGAGTAGCTTGTAGTCTACGGTTTTCATCTGCCATAAATTGAGCTGCACGAATAGCTTCTTCACGCATTTTGACCGCTTCGTCTTTTTCACGACGAACGTCATGGTAGCCTTTTGTCAGTTTTTTGATGCGCTTTTGAACTTTTTTGTCGTAAGACTGAAGTTCATCATCTTCGTCATCAGCGGCTTCTAAAGCTTTAGCTTCGTCCATAGGCTTGCGGCCTTTATCTTCTTCAGGGGTATCGTCAACAATCTCAATATCCACTTCAGGAGCTGCCTTTGCTTCTTTTTTTGCTTCTAGTTCTTCTCTTGCTGCAACTTCGTCAGGAAACTCAAAAGTATCGTTTTCCCCTAAAGGAATAACTTTACCGCCCTTACCAAAAGTTACTGTGCCAAATTCTTCAGACATTTAAATCTCCTTATGCACGTGTAATCCCACGGGGGTCTAAAACTACGGCTTCAACTGAATCGTCATTAATAATTCGGAACTCACGACCATGAATCTTAAGGCGTGAACCCGAACTTGGGCGAATCAATATAAAGTCTCCAACCTTACAGAGCGGTCCACTAGGGAAACGTTCTTTATCGGCGTAGGCATCGGGGCCAATATCCATAACAAACAACACAGGAGTTAAAACTTCCTCGTATTGTTGGGTTTGGGCTGACTTTAAAATACCACTTTCAAACTCTTCTTCGACTTGTGGAACCATACATAAAATATGGTATCCGGCGGCTTTTGGAAGTTGTGTTGCTTTTTCTTCTTGTTTCTCAGGTAGCTTCGAAAGGTTTCCCAATGCGTCGCTAATAATGATGTCACTCATCTGAATCCTTTAAAGTTTGCTCACGGTCTTTTATTAAATCCACAGCCAGGGCAAGACCACGGATAATCCCTGTTGTGTTGCGGTACTCTTCAATACTTTTGCAGCTGCCTTCGGCAACGGATTGTGCTCTAGACTCAATAAGCTTTTGGAGCTCACTGGCTAGGAATTGGTACTCAGTCACTCGTTAGTTTCCTTTTTAGTTTGGTTTAACGTCTGTTGATGCTGTGTGTCATGCTCTTTGTGCATCGCATTAGCCATAATGTCAGCAGCTTTATGTTTATTTTGCGTTTTAAGTTTTTGCTGGCTCATAACAACTTGAGCTTGAGTATTTTGTGCCGCTGCTGCAGCTTGGGACTGAATGCGTTGCTCTTCAATATCTAACTGACGATTCTTAAGCTGTAGCTCTGCCATATCTTTTTGTTCTTTAGATTTCTGAGCTTGAGCTTTAAGTGCTAGTTCTTGTTGTTGCATTTGAATCAGTGGGTCGGCAGCTTGCTGTGCGGCTTGCTGTTGTTTTTGTTGATTCTGGTTTTGAGCCAATAATTTTTGTGCAGCTTGAGCCAACATCGGAGCTAACTGAGCTTCCATCTCTGGAGTCATGTTGTCATCTTCTTCCTCATCAATATCATTCATATGCTGCGCAGGCATTGGCATACCCATTTGTTGACCGATTTGAACTCGATACTCAAAACCAATATGTTCATTAATATGCGCATACATTGCTTGTGCAATTTGCTGAGCTTGTGGGTTACCTTGTAGCAGCTGATTAATATGTGGGTCTTGCATAGCAGCCATGTGGACCATGATGTGTGCTTGGTGGTCTTGATAGCTAAACGCCTTAACCGGCTTCATCATTAGAACGTTTTGGTTTTCTGTGACCGGGTCTTGTGGCTTCTGGTCATCTGCCATTGGTACAAGTTTCTGAGCATTCTTAATACCAAGAACCTCAATCATTTGTCTATGGAGGACCGGAAGATTGTAGAGTTGTGGTGCCGATTGAGCCAACTGGAGCACAGCTTGATACTGTACGATTTTCTGCGCCATCGTGCTCGCATTAGGGTCGCTAACTGGTAAAACCTCAACATCATCGTAATCTGATTTCTTAGCTGTACGGCTACCTTCTTCAGGTTCATACTCATAATCTTCATCTGTGTAGTCTGCAATAATAGTTTTAAGTAAATTAAATTCTTGCTTCATCGAATAATGTAAACGAGCTTGAATCGCAGACATTACCTTGAGCGTGCGCTCCAAAATAGCCAAAGTCGTTCCAACAGGTGCATTACCACCCATATCAGATACTTGTAAGTCTCCGGCGGAAACAAATGAACGACCTTCCTGAACGATTTGGTTAAACAATGCCATCAATGTCTGGCTTGGTTCTTTGTACGGCAACAACATAATGTTGTCTTTGATTGAACCAGACGGTACGTCTACGTCTCTAAATTCTCCAGGGGAGATTGGTGTGTCGTCTCCTTTGACCCGTAAGCCTCTTGCTTTGAGGCCGCCCGGTAAATTGCTGAGTGTCCCTGCGTCGACAAGCTGGCGCACAATAGTAGTAGCACTGCGAGCATATCCCCCAATGAGGTGAATAAGTCCATATCCATAAAATCCAAATCCCGGTACGTATTGGTAGTGCACAAAATGTGTACGTTTCAATTTAAGTGTATCGCCTTCGTACCAGTTACGACGGATAGCTAGCACCGTTGCGGTGCTCTTTTCCATAGTAATGATGTAAGGTAGTGCAATTCCTGCCTCATCTTCGTGCCCAGGCAGGTCATAGTCGACGTGCATCTCAATAATTCTGAAGCGGTTATCCGTAGTTGCTGTGAAACCTTGCTCTTCAGCCTTACGTTTCTCGATGTCATCAAGAATGTTTGTTGGCTCACCTAAGTCAACCTCTTTCCAAAAGCCAGCGGCTTGGAGTTTCTTAACATCGTTCTTAGTCTTACGCATGACGTGGGCAATACGCTCAGCATTATCTAAGTTCGATGCGCCATATGGAACAATCAAATCTTCTGCCGGTATAAACATTGCTACTTGACGACCTAGCGCTGGGTCAAAGTAAACTTTCTTAAACGCAGAACCAGCCAATGGTAAATTCCATAATAACTTTTCTTGCTCAGGGCGATACTCGCTCATCTGCTCAGTCAAACGGTAGTTCATGTCTTCTTGGACACGTATCGAAGCCTCTTTTTTGTTCTGAGTCTCTTTACCAATAATCTTTGTTTTGACCGGGCCCATCGCCGGGAATGTTTCCATAATTGCTTCTGATTGAAACTTAACCACAGCTTCAGCAAGCATAGGGTGATAAACGCCACATGCGCCTGCCCATGGTTCTGTTGTTTCTTCATACTTTAATCCTAAGAGCTTTAAACCCTCGACATATGTATCCGCCCAGTCCTTACGTGCAGCGACGTCTGCATCAAACAGACCAATCAGTTCACTAGCAATACTCTGCAAGGTACCATCGTCAATAGATTCTGCAAGGTTTTCATTAAAAGAATCATCTTCCTCTTCAGGAACAATATCAACAATTGGTTTACCATCAACCCCAATCTTTACTTCTTTTGGGTCAACAATCTCAATCTCTATTGGCAGCTCTTGTGTGTCTGCGATTCCCATAGGGGCTTGGTAAATACCTTTGTCCATTGCCATAACTAGTCCTTAAACGTTGTAATACCCAGCGTTGCGTTTTGACTTAAAGTATCTAATCTCTTCTGGTTCGTCACTTGGTAATCTCAAGAACCCACCTTGTCTAAATCGCATTAACGCTAATGTCATTGAGTCCACCAAGTCATCGTGTTCGCCCGAAGGGAACGCTGCTACCTCGTCTATCAGCTCTTCAGCCCAGCGTGTAGCTGGAGCCCATACTTTACCAGATGCAAAGAAATCTGCAACTGAATTTAATCTTGAAATCTTGTCCTGCCCTTTGCCAGGACTGAACTCACCCACTGGGATACCCATCCGCCTGAGCTCTTGGATAAGGGGAGCTCCCGCCGCTTTTTTCTCGACGATAAGTGAGTCCGGCTCATACTCTTGGTACTTTTCCAGCGCCTTCGCCTTGAGTTCCGGAAACTCCAACCGCTCTTTATAGGAGTCCAAGAGGATGATATTCGGCAAGTCGTGGTCTTCCTCATTATAGAAGACACCCCACGTTGTACAAGTAGAGAAGTCATTAACTGTTTTTTTCTCGTGTGCCGTATCCCATGACTGAATTATATACTCGCACACAGGGGGGCGTTCACTTTCCCATTCTTTCCACCACTCCCGCTTCACAATAGCAGACGAGTCTGAGGTAGGTTGCTGCATATACTGCGCTTGCCATTTACTATTGGGCAATTCAACGTGCAAGGCTTCTAGTTCTTTAAGGCTCCAAAACTCGGGCCACAACGGTTTACCTGATGGAAGAATAGCTGGGAACTCAATTACTTTCCACTCGTCGCCGCCCCGCTGAGCTGCTGACTTCATTACCTGCGCAGTCAAGTCCCGCAAGGACCAACGGGTCATCACGATTACAATCGCACCGCCTGGCTGGAGACGCTGACGTGGTCCAGAAGTAAACCATTCATACACCTTATCATAAACTTCTGGGTTGAATGCCGCTAACGCAGCCTCTTGTTCAGAGTGAGGGTCATCGATGATGAGTAAATCAGCTCCCTTACCAGTAACAGCGCCACCCACACCAATAGCGAAATAATCACCGCCAAAATTAGTATTCCAACGACCTGCCGCTTTGGAGTCGCTTTGTAATTCAATGGCAGGAAATAGACGTTTATACAGCGGGTTGTCCACCAGGTTCCTAACCTTACGACCAAAGCCCACAGCCAGCTCGGCAGTGTGCGAAGTCTGGATAACTTTCTTGTTAGGGTATTTACCCAAGAACCAAGCCGGCAATAAATAGGATGCGAACTCAGATTTTGTATGCCGTGGCGGCATATTGATAATAAGTCTTTTACAGGTACCATTGGCAACCTCCTCAAACGCTTTAGCCATCTTAGCATGATGTCGCCCATGAATAAACTCGGGCCAAACGTGGTTTGTAAACGCCATAAAGTCAGTTTTTACTAACTCTCTGTCGTCTCTGGTCTGTAATTCATCTAGTATCTCGTTGATTTCTAACGCTTCTTCCTTAGGAAGGCTCTCTAGGAACTCTTCTCTCTCTTTTTTAGGCATTGCCCTTAAGATTTGTATGGGGTCAGTCATCTAAGTCTTTGTTTTTTCTACCTAACTCTTCGTCTAGGTCAATAACCGTCTTCTTTTCTTTGATTTCCTCGGCTTTTACTTCTTGCGCCATGCCCATATAGCGTGCTAGCTTCTTATTAAGGTCTTCTTTTAGCTCATCAGTAGACTTTGTGTTTACGCTTATCTCTAATTTGTCCGCAAACAAGCCCAAAGTAGTCAATCTGCCTAGACTTTCTAGCGCTCTTAGCCTATCTGCAGCCTTTTCGCCCTCAGATTCTTCAATTAACTTGGTTGTTACGTACGTTTTAAGGCGTATTGTGTCGTCGATAATGGCATTGTTGTAATTTGACAACAATTTATCCAACCATAAAGTTGTTTCTGCGTTAAATGGGCGGCGTTGTGCCCCCGGGCTACCAGCAAATTGGCGTTCTGCCTCTCGTTTGGCAGCATTCATGTTCTCTTGTTTAGGTTCTAAGCCCATCTGCGCTAAAAACTCCATGGTATTAAAAGCAGCTTTGGCTCTTTCATGCAGCGTCTTAGCTTCCTGTGGGGTTAA